AATTAGCAAACAATTTACAAGTATTTAAGAACTCTATTATACACGAAAAAACTAATAGTAGTTTTAAGGCTATTAGTAGTGAAGCTTCTAGTAAGTACGGATATAACGCTTCTTTTATTTGTATGGATGAGTTCTTTGTTCAAAAAGATTCTAGTCTATGGGATGCATTAACTACAAGTGTAGGATCAAGACGGCAGCCATTAACAATTGCTATAACTACTGCTGGATATAATAGAGAATCAATATGTAAGAAAACTGAGGATTATGGGAGTAAGGTTTCAGAGGGAATTATTAAAGATGAATCGTTTTATTATATTAAATATGACTGTCCATTAGATATAGATTGGACTAGCGAAGAAGCATTAAGGTTAGCTAATCCAGGTTTAGAAAGTGGAGTAGTAAAATTAGACTATCTTAAAAGAGAGCAAGAGAAAGCTATTAAGCTTCCTAGTTATGAGAATACATTTAGGATGTTACATTTAAATCAGTGGATGAGTTCAGCAAGTAAATGGTTATCGGATCAACAATGGATGGAATGTGATAAAGCTCCAGTTAGATTAGAAGATTATAAAGGAATGACTGCTTACGCTGGTTTAGACTTAGCAAGTGTAAGAGATATTTCTGCATTCGTTTTAATCATTCCAGAAGATGATAGGTTTACAATTATTCCTTATTTCTTTGCTCCCAAAGATACTGCATTTGTAAGAAGTAGAAGAGACCAAGTAGATTATATAGGATGGGGTAAAGAAGATTTAATAGAACTAACAGAGGGAGATGTAACGGATTATAATTACATTAAGAAACGAATTAAAGAAGTTGCTGAAATAGTAAACATAAAAGAGATAGCTTACGATAGATGGAATAGTAGTCAATTAGTAATTGATTTAGTTAATGATGGACTTCCAATGATTCCATTCGGTCAGGGTTTCGCAAGTCTATCTGCTCCAACAAAAGAACTAGAAAAACTAATATTAGGAAAGCAATTAAATCATGGAGGTAATAAAGTCTTGAGATGGATGGCTTCTAATGTAGCCGTTAAGTCCGATCCAGCTGGGAATATTAAATTTGATAAAAGTAAAGCAACAGAGAAAATAGATGGAATGGTATCTTTAGTTATGGCTATTGGCTCTTATATGAATGACGATACAGAGGAGTCTAGTTATGATGATAGAGGTATTGTTTGGATATAATTTTTTTACCAAAGATATTAACACTAATTAAAAAAATTTTTAAAAATATATTGAATTTTTAATAGTGTACTTTTGATTATCTTTGTATTGTAATTTACATCTTCTTTATGGGTTTATTAGATTTTTTTCGTAGTGAAAAAAGAAACAATAATTTTTTAAGAGGCAACTTTTCTCTAGGAGGAGCTGCTAATAAAACGGCAGTTACTACTGAATCTTCAATGACATTTTCAGCAGTCTTTGCTTGTGTTAGAATAATATCAGAATCAATAGCATCACTTCCAGTTAGAGTTTATCGAGTTGAAACAGACGGAGATAAGATAGAAGAAATATCACATCCAGTTAATAGACTTTTAACAAGAAAGCCTAATGACTTTATGACTACTTACACGTTTTTAGATGTGTTAATGAATAACTTATTACTTGAGGGAAATAGTTATTTTTATATTGAGAGAGATAGTTCAGCTAGACCAGTTGGATTAATACCTATTAAAACTGAACACGTTAAGGTAATTAATCACGATGGAGATATTTATTACGATGTTAAAGATTATGAGTTAGCAATAAGGAAAGAAGATATGCTACACTTCTTTAATTTATCTTTTAATGGATATGAGGGAACAAGTGTAATAGGATCACAAAGAACTACAATAGGAACATCAATAGCATCTAACGATACTGCTAATAGTTACTTAGGCAATAGCTCACAAATAGGAGGAATTATTAAGCATCCTGGAAAGCTATCTAAGGAAGCAGTCCAAAGATTAAAAAACTCTTGGAATCAGTCAAGTGCTGGATCTTTTGTTGCTGGTAAAACTGCAATACTGGAAGAGGGTATGACTTTTGAGCAATCAAAAATTAATGCTAATGATTATCAGCTTTTAGAAACTAGAAGATTTCAGATAGAAGAAATAGCTAGAATATTTAAAGTTCCATTAAGTTTAATTGGACATTTAGAAAAAGCTGCTAACTACTCAAGTATAGAAGCTTTATCTATTGACTTTGTAAGATTTACTTTGCAGCCTTATTTAGTTTTAATAGAACAAGAATTAAACAGAAAGCTATTTAGAGAGAATGAGCTAGATAATTATTTTATAAGATTAGATTCTAATGGATTATTAAGAGGAGATTCTGCTGCAAGAGCAGACTATTACAGAGAGATGATTTCAATGGGAGTTTTATCTATTAATGAAGTTAGAGTAATGGAAGATTTAAATAGAATTGATGATGGCAATATTCATTATTTCCCTTTAAACTTTGCTCCAATAGGACAAACTAAGGAAAACGAATAATGGCTTTAGCTGATATAAACAGAAAGCCGACTCAAGAAATAGAAGAATAAGAAAATAGAAATATTATGGAAAATAAAGAGTTAAGACATATCCAAAAGATAGAAGAGAACGAAAAGTCTATAATTATATATTACGCAAAAAACAAAGAAGATGTTGAGGTTGTAATAGATAAGGAAGAAGAAGTTACTATTGAAGAGGAAAGTCAAGAGATTAGAACAATAACTAACAAAGAAGTTAGAACTTTTAATGTATCAGATATTGAAGTAAGAAACGATGACGGCAAAAATGTTGTTGTAGGTTATGGAGCAGTCTTTAATTCTGAGTCTAATGATTTAGGTGGTTTTGTTGAATATATTGCTCCTGGTGCTTTTGATGGTAGATTAGAAGATGATGTAAGATTTTTGATTAATCACGATGGTTTACCTTTAGCTAGAACTACAAACAATACTTTAAGATTGTCAGTAGATGAAAGAGGATTAAAATATGAGGCTGATATGCCAGATACAACTTTAGCTAATGACTTAATGACTTTATTAAGAAACGGAACTATCAGTCAGTCTAGTTTTGCATTTACTGTTGAAGAGGACTCTTGGGAGAATGTAGATGGTAGAAACATTAGAACGATTAATAAAGTATCGAGATTATACGATGTAAGCTCTGTTACTTATCCAGCATATAATGAAGCTGGATCTTTTGCTTTACGCTCTTTAGAGAATTGGCAAAAAGAACAAGAAGAAAATAAACTAAATGAAAATTTAGAAAAAGAATTAAAAGAGGTACAAAAAGAAGAAATAGATTTAACAAATCGCAACCTCACAGAAATGCGATTGAAAGTCTTAAAAATTAAATAATTTTTTTAATATGAAAAATAGTAAGTCTTTATTAGAAGAAAGAGCTATAAATGTTGAGAAGATGGAAGCTCTAGTTGACTTATGCAAAGTTGAGGAAAGAGATATGACATCTGAAGAACTAACTAGCTTTGATTCTTTAAATGAAAAAGTTGAATCATTAAATTCAATGGTTGAAAGAAGTATTAAGTTTGAAAACTTACAAGCTTCTAAAGTAAAAAAGAATGCTCCAGTATCTGAAGAGGTAAGAGCTTCTAAAAATTGGTCTTTATTTAAGGCAGTAAATGAAATCCGTAACGGAGGTAAATTAACTGGTTTAGAAGCAGAAATGCACCAAGAAGCAGAAAGAGAGGGTCGTAAGGCTATCGATGGTATTGGTATTCCAACAATGCTACAAGAAAAAAGAGCTATTGACCAAACAAACTCAGCTATTGCTCCAACGGCAGTAGGTGCTTTTGTTGATTCTTTACAAGAAGCTGGTTTATATTCTAAAGTAGGTATTACTGATTTAGGCACTGTTGCTGCTGATACTGTTCTTCCTATTGCTGGTGGATCTACTGTTGGATGGAATACAGAAGTAGGAACTGCTGCTAATGGTGGTGCTAACTTTGATAAATTAACTTTATCTCCTAATAGAGTAACTGGTTATGCTAATCTATCTAATCAGATTTTAGCTCAAAACGGACCTCAAGCTGAGGCTGCTGTAATGAATGACATGGCTCGTAATATGGCTGTTCAGATTGATGCTGCAATGTTTGGATCTTCTGACGTAACTAATGCACCTGGATGTATAGCTGGAACTTCTGGAGTTCTAACTTTTGTAGAATCAGCTTCTTTTGATGTTGCTTCTGATATGTTAGAGGCTATTCAAACTATTGCTAACAGTCATGGATTAGATGGAAATTTAGCTTTTGTTAATAGCTGGGAGTTATATTCAGCTATAAAAGGTGCTGCTCAAGTAGCTTCTGTTTATCCTCTTTATGTAGATAATAAATTAGCTGGTTATGATGGCTACTTCTCTTCTGCTCCAGCTTCAAGTGCTGGAACTAGTGGAGATGGTATATTCGGAGATTTCTCTAGAGTATTTATGGCTCAATTCGGACCAATGAGTATTCAAGTTGATCCTTATACTAGAGCAATCGAAGGAGAAGTAAGACTAATCTTAAATAACTATTTAGATTTCGGCGTTGCTTCTGGTGCTTCTTTTGTGAAGTATAGAACATTAAGTGCATAATTTTAATTGGAGAGAGTTTAATCGCTCTCTCCTTTTTTTACTTTTTTATATATGTTAAATTATAATTATTTCAGTATTGATGGATATGTAAATTATGGAAAGCTAGTTTTAAAAACTGCTCCAACTGATACTGCTATATCTTTAGCTGAGGCTAAACAACATTTAAGAGTAGATTCTGATTATGATGATGACAATGATTATATTACTGCATTAATAGGAGTTGCTACTAATCAAGTTGAGGAGTTTACAAGAAGAAGATTAATAAGTCAGACTTATAATTTATTCTTTGATGTTTTTCCTCCTTATATAGATTTACAAGTTGGAATCATACAAAGTGTAACTCATGTTAAATATTATGATAATAATAATGTTTTACAAACTTTAGATTCTTCTAATTATGATTTAGATAATAAGATAAAGCCAGGAAGAATATATGAAAGTAATGACGGTACTTTTCCAGATACTTATGAAAGACCAAACGCAGTAGAAATAGAGTTTATTGTAGGAAGAACTGCTAACGAAGTTGAGGATGCTATTAAACAAGCTATGTTAATTATAGTAGGAAGATACTATGAGCAAAGACAAGATGTTGTTTTAGGAACGCAAGTACAAGAAATACCTTTAATGGTTGAGTATATGCTAACTCCTTACAGATTTTTAGAGTTATGATATTCGGAAAGTTAGACAGAAAATTAACTTTATATAATCAAACATTTACAACTAACTCTTATGGAGAGAGAATAGCTGGTACTCCTACAAGCGTAACTATTTACGCTGATTTTAATTTTAAAGCTGGTAAGACTAGCTATGAATCAGATGTATTTGTAGGAGAGCAGATGGTTGAATGTTTAATTAGATATAGGACTGCAATAGGAACAAGTCCAGATTTTTATCTAACTAATGGAGATGATGAATTTGCTATTTTAGGAATAAAAGAAATAGGAAGAAAGGATAAGATGCTTTTAACAATAGTTAAGAAAGATTTAAAAGATATATTCTCAAGCTAATGAATGTAGGTCTAACAATAGATAAAAAAGAACTTGCTGAAATAGCTAAAAATTTAGAGTCTTTAAATATGTCTGATTCTAAAAACAAAACTATTTTAAGACAAGCAATGAGAAAAGCAGCAAAGCCAATTCTAACAGAGTTAAAAGGTTTAGTTCCTAAAGATAGTGGACAATTAAGAAAATCATTATCTATAATAAACGGAAAAAACAGAAGAGGAGTTTCTCCTAGTGTTTATATAGGTCCAAGAGTAAAGGGAGCTTTTGCAGATAAATCTAAAAGTGGTTTTTATTTTTACTTTTTAGAGTATGGTTTTAGAGGTATTGCTGGTTTAAGAATGTTAGATGAAGCTGCAAGAAATAAAGGAACTCAAGCATTAAATGATGTAACTAATCAATTAAAATCATTGATTGAAAAACGATTTAAGAAATAATGGAAGTAGGTAAAGTAATATATAATATTTTAAGTAATGATTCTGATGTAGCTCCTTTAGTTACAACTGGAAGTATTACTAGAATATTTCCAGCTAGATTTAAGTTTAGTCAAAATGATCCTACTCTTCCATTTATAGTTTACCAAGTTGTTAGCGACATTCCTAATATGACTAAAAACGGAGTTTCTACTTATGACTATGTTAGCGTTCAAATTACTTTAGTTCATTCTAAGTATAGCGATTTAATTACTTTGTCAGGATTTGTTAGAACTGCTTTAGATTATGTTAGTGGAACTTATGACGGAGTAGTAGTAGATAAGATATTTTTTGAAAATTCTGTTGAGTCTTTTGATGATACAAGTGGAACTAATGGAATTTATCAAATAGCTCACGATTACAGATTTAATATAAATAGATAAATTTATGGATACTTATAAAGTTAAAATTAAAAAGAATATAGAATGTAGAGAAGTACAATATCAAGAGGGAGAATCTTATAATGTAGTTAGAGCAGACTATAATTTTTTAAAGCATAATGATGCAATAGATAATAAAAAAAAGCAATCTAAAAAGGAGAAAAAAGAAGATACTCCTTTAGATACAAACAATAATTAATTAATTAAAATATAAAAAACAATGGCAATTTTTAACGGAACAGATTTAATATTAAAAGTTTCTCCTAGTAGTGGAGCAGCAGTAACTAAATTAATGC